TGTATTTGGACAAATACCAAATATAACTGCAATCATACAAGGTAAAAAAGTAGTTGCTTATAATTCAAGTAGTGTAGCTCAAACATCAGCTTTTTCTACTAATCCTGCATGGTGTTTATTAGATTATTTAACTAATGAAAGATACGGCAAAGGATTAGCAATTTCTCAAATTGATATTCCAAGTTTTTATACAGCTTCAGGTGTTTGTGATACAAATGTTACGCCCTATACAAGCGGTTCAGCTATAAATATTTTTGATTGTAATGGTGTTATAGATACATCAGCAAAAGTTTTAGATAACGTGCGCGCTATAATTAATGGTTGTAGAGGATTTTTACCTTATACATCAGGAAAATATAGTTTAGTCATTGAAACAACAGGTTCAGCTAGTGTTACTTTAACTCAAGATGATATAATTGGCGGTATTAATATAAAAGGTGAAACATTAAATACTAAATATAATAGAGTTATAGTTACTTATACTGATCCAGACGAAAACTATCAGGCTAACACAGTACAGTTTCCACCTATTGATGACAGCGGAGAAGCAAGCGCTGATCGTCACGCTACTATGAAAACTTTAGATACTAAAGTTTTAGAAGGTTTTTTTGATTTTTCAAAAACAATTACAAATTATTATCAAGCGCAAGAAATGGCGGAGATAATATTAAGACGATCAAGGGACGCTATACAAGTTGATATTAAAGCAAGTGCGGAAGCAACAAATATATCTATTGGTGATATTATTGGAATAACTCATAGTTCACCAAGTTGGACAGCTAAAACATTTAGAGTTTTAGGTATGGGATTAAACGAAGATCATACAGTTGATTTAAATTGTATAGAACATAACGATTCAATTTATACATGGAGTAGTAAACCTGTTAAAAGTACCACACCTAATACTACGTTGCCAAATCCATTTACAGTTGGAGCGCCCGCTAGTATTACATTAACAGACGAGCTAATTGAGTATTCTGAAGGAGTTGCTTTAACAAGATTAAATATACTTATTGGAGCTTCTACTGATAAATTTATTCAATATTATATTGTTGAAGCTAAGCTTAGTACAGAATCAGATTATAAGGTTGTAGCTAAAGGTGTTTCATTAAATTATGAAATGCTAAATGTTTTAGATGATAAAACTTATAATGTTAGAGCTAAAGCAATTAACACTTTAGGCGTTTCATCAAGTTATGTTACAGCAAATAGATTAATTGTTGGCGCAACTGAACCACCAAATGACGTTGTTAATTTTTCTGTTAATATGCAGGGTTCTAATCAAATGCAATTAAATTGGGATTCAGTAGATGATTTAGATATTGCTTATTATGAAATACGATATCAAAATGTTAGCTCAGGTTCACAATGGAATAAATCAGTAAATTGGTTGCAAGTACCTCGTTCTTCAGGAACTACTACTACTGTTAATGCAAGAACAGGAGCTTTTTTAATTAAAGCAGTTGATAAACTTGGTAATGAATCAAATAATGAAACTATAATTTATTCTAACATAGCAAGCCTGCAAGCTTTTAAAGATGTTCAAACAATTACAGAAACAATTAGTGCAGGTACTTTTGATAGTGACGTAGCATTAACTGATAGATCAGGAACAACTTCTATTGTTTTAGATACTATAACTGATTTTGATTCTACTATTGGTAATTTTGATTCAGCAACAGGCGATTTTGATTTAGGAGGAATAGACACTACATCTAATCCAAATAATGCTACATCAAATATTGATAATGAGGGTTTTTATAATTTTAATAATACATTAACTTTAAGTGGTGTTTATGATGCCTCATTTGGTAGTAATATAACAATAGACCAAATTGAAGATCCATATGATTTATTTGATTCAGGTCGAGGGTTTACAAATTTTGATGATGCGCCTGCTCCTTTTGATGGTAACGATCCAACAAATGCAACCGCACAAATTCAAGTAGCTAGTTCAGAAACAAGTTTAGGTAATTGTACTGTTTATTATAATTTAAATTCAGCAGGAACGTATAAAGGACGTTATTTTAAATTTCGTTTACGTTTAGCTAACAAAAATAATAAAGTTGTTCCATTTGTAAGTGGTTTATCCATTACTCTTAATATGGAAAAAAGAGATGAAACAGGCGAAGATATTGCAAGTACAACAAGTGCTAAAGCAATAACATACACTAATAAATTTTATGCTAATCCTTCCATTGGAATTGCCGCTCAAAATATGGCAACAGGTGATTTTTACACAATAAGTAATAAAGCTGTTACAGGTTTTACAATACAATTTTTTAATAGTTCAGGATCAGGTGTTAATCGTACATTTGATTATATGGCTAAAGGATATGGATTAGGCTAAATTGCGATTTTTTAACGACATGATAATTAATAAAAAGGAATATATATAATGAGCCAAGTAAGTGACGTAAGTTTATCAAATCAAGGGTTTTCAGCCTTTAGAACAGAATTAAATAATATTTTAGCCGCATTAAATTCATTGCATAGTGGTACATCAAGACCTAGTTCAGCAGTTGTTGGCACAATATGGTTAGACACCACAAATTCAGGTTCTAATTCATTAGACATTAAATTTTATGATGGTTCAGATGATATATCATTTGCTACTGTCAATACGTCAGCAAACACAATTAATTTTATAGATAGTACAGTTTCATTTGATATTGTTTCTGATACATCTCCTCAACTTGGCGGAAACTTAGATACAAATTCACATAACATAATAATTGATGATGCTCACTTTATATCTGATGAAAATAATAATGAACAAATAATATTTCAAACAACAGCTTCAGCAGTTAATGAATTAGAAATAACAAATGGAGCAACAGGCAATCCACCAATTTTAGGAGCTAGTGGAGAAACAAATGTTGATTTACATATTAAACCAAAAGGCTCAGGTGAAACAGTTATTGGCTCAGGTGGAGCTTCCGCAACATTAACATCAAGTGGAGCATATGATTTAGTTTTAGATACTAATAAAGGAACTAATTCTGGAAATATAACAATAACTGATGGAGCAAATGGCGATATAGATATTACTACTAATGGTACAGGCAAAATTAAATTTAATGATTTAGCTTATATTCCTCAACAAGCATTAACATCATCATCAAATGCGGTTGCTTGGGACGTACAAGCCAAACCAAACGCTTATCATTTAACAACAGAAAATACGACTTTTTCAGCTCCTACTAATGCTGTTGAAGGTTCATTTATTTGTTTAGAAATTAATTTTGACGGATCACATACTATAGGATGGAATACAGTTTTTGAATTTGCCGCTTCAACTGAACCAACTGAAACAGCAACAAATGGCAAGACTGATCTCCATGTATTTAGATATAATGGCGCTGTATGGCAAGAGGTTGGTAGAACTTTAAATTTAAGTGAGAGTTAAAATATGTATGCAATAGTAGAAGATAAAAAAGTAATTAAAACTTTTAGCCACCCAAAAAAATTAGTTATTAATGATATTCGTTATTCAACTAAAATTTATTCTTTGTGGTCAATAGATGAAAAAAAAGCCATAGGTTTATATGAGGTAGAATATGATAACACTAATCTAAAAGATGAAAATTGGTATAACAATACTAATGAAACTTTAGCTTATAATAATAGTTCTGATAAAGTTATTGCAAGTTATGGTACAGCAACAGCTAAAAAACTTGCCGATACCTTATGGACATCTAAAGATAAAACTGATGGTTTAATTAGAGAAGGCGAAGATGTAGGAGATGTAGCTACAAGAGGATTAACATATCTTAAAAAACAATTAATAGACAATCAATGTGCTGTAATACTAGCGCCTAGTGATTGGAGAGTAATAAAAGCACAAGAAACAGGGGAAACAATGGATAGTGGTTGGAAAACTTGGAGAGCAAGCGTTAGAACTAAATGTAACTCCATGCAAACACAAATAGATAATGCTAGTGACGTAGATGCTCTTGCTACTTTGTTTACTTACACAGAAACAGACGGAGTAACATCAAGACCGCTAGGCGAATTTCCTAAAAAGGAATAATTAATGTCTTTAATAATTCCTGCAAACACATTATCAGATAGTAGTTATACAATAGATAATTCTGGTTTGTTTAATGGTGTTAATCAAATATTAGTTTATACACCTAGTGGTACATCAAGTGATGCTAATAAAAGAAAATATACTTTTAGCTTTTGGATTAAAAGAGCAAAAATAAGTTCAGAACAAGGTATTATTAATTGGGGAAAACAAACAGGTA